TGTTCCAAACGCTGAATACCATACCTATGCCAGAGAGTTCGTTGAGCTGCTCATCCCTGCAAGATTGCGGGGTACGGGTGCTCCGGACACTCTGGAGGAAACGTATTTGGCTATGGATGGTACCCGGCAACGGTCGCGCGCAGATGCGTCATACTACTCCATGATTATGACGCCATTTGTGCGATAAAGTCCTTCATGAAACGTGAATTGTATAGCAATCCAAACGATCCACGTAACATTTCAACTCTCCCAGTTGAACACACATTGAATCTGTCCTGCTTTACAAGACCTTTCAAGCGTGAAGTCCTATCTGCACACTCTTGGTACTTGCCAGGCTCTTCCCCGCCAGGCATAGCCGAATCCCTCTGCGATTTGGCACGTAATCAACCAAGCGTAGCTGCTGTGGACTACACTAGGCTGGATGGGTCTATAAGCAGTTGGTTAAGAATCAACGTCGAACGTGCTGCCTACAGAGCATGGTTAGCTCCTCAATACCACAAGGAGTTTAATACCCGATTCAATGCGGAGCTCTTCGCCACTGGTAACACTAGAAATGGTGTTACTTACCAGGCTGAAGGGGCGCGATTGAGTGGGTCACCAACAACAACAGATGGTAATTCCCTCATCTGTGGCTATGTCGCATATTGCGGCCGTAGGAAAGCAGGTTTCAGTAAACAAGAGTCGATGAGCACGCTCGGACTGATTTACGGTGACGACGGTGTATTGCCCTCAGGAACCGCGCAGTCCGTGATGAATGCCTCTAAGGCTCTTGGCCTGAAACTAAAGTTAGACCTGATCCCCGCAGGAGGCCACATCCCTTTCTTGGGACGAGCTTTTCTTGACCCCTGGTCAACACAGAACAGTATCCAGGATCCGGTGCGTACTCTACCAAAGTTGCACCTAACAGTAGCAGAGAATACCATACCAATTGCTGCAGCGGCTCTGAATAAGGCTCAGGGCTACAAGGTCAATGACGAACATACGCCCGTCATTGGTGCTTGGTGCAATTGGGTTGAGAGGTGTTATACCCC